CCAATCAGTGTAGACATGCCAGCCCAAAGCTTCCGGAAGGAAGCCGGGGCACGGACACCTCCGTCGTCACCATTGATGGTGAACGGGGCAGTCTGCAGTGATTGCCGCTGACCTGTAGCTAGCTCGAGAGCGCGACGAACAACTGCCGCGTTCCCGAGACAGAGTACAACGAAACTCACAATCGAACCCATGAGTTGACCCCAGGCCTGCGGGCTACCCTCAATGTCGTGAGACACGAGTGCCGATATAAAATCGGACCGCAGATCAGGATCTAACTCCATCTCATCACAGAGAGCCTCACCTATTTCGCGTGATATCAGGGGGTTGAAATTATCAGTTGCGCCTTCATAGTCCAAAGACGCAAACTCCCCTGTAGCACCACTTAGGACCTCGTTGACGTGATCAGTTGTAAAATCAAGCTCACTGTTTCGCGTTAAAGCAAAGCAGCGAGTCTGACCAAGAAGCTCGGAAAGGAACTTCTGCATAGGTGTAAGCAGAAAATACTTCAGACCGGGTCCTTTACTGATCACACGGATCTTCAACGCCTCGGCGAGGCCAACAAGTTTAACCTTGAAGCCATCAACCGAGGAATCGGCCCTAACCCGCTTGTACAGTCTCTGGTGACGCCCGTTCACGACGGAGCGGTACCAGGAACTGCACTTCACGGGACGAGAACCTAGGTTCTCCCCATAACCTAACTCACGCTCACCCTCACCCCTACGAAAACCATCCTCCAACTCATCAATCTCTAAAGCCGGCCCGTACTCACTGACGGCATCTAAGTGGCGTTGCTCTTCGAGACGAGCCACTGAGTCAGTGTAGCACGGGTCATCGTCCCATAAATCCGTCTCCGTAGGGAGCCGAACGTCGCCGCCGTAGTGCCCACCCCTCAAAAGCTGACCAAATGTGCCAAGGTCGGCCCGGGATGACGAAACGCACGCGCGAACAGAGGGAGCGAAAGGACGATAGAGATCCCGTTCAGTAAACTTAACCTTGATACCCCTCGGACGAAAGATTTCTCTCACCGTCCGACGACACTCAGCACGAATGTCGTCAAAACTGACAGGGCAATCAGGGAGAACAGGAATAGATTGGGGAGTTGTAAGGACATTCTTGCACTTCAAAAGGGCGGCAGCGACCTCGTGATCGAGGGCGCGCGGCGCCGCCTTCTTGAGATAAAGGATCCCAACCGCAAACTCGAGAGAGATTGAATCTCTCGGGAGCATAACTGTCCGAATAAATCGGCCAGCAGTGCTCCCCACGATCATCGCAGGATGATCGCGAATCGGGAAAGGGGGAAGAGGAACTTCACCTCCAAGGAAGTGAGCAAAGAACGCAGAGAACTTGTACTTGAGGAATTTCATCCACCCGCAGTAGGCTGAGCATAGTTGCCAGTGCTGCAAGGTGGCCTCGGGTCGGAAAGCAGTGTCATCGAACCCATAAAGTTTCAAGAACTCTATAACAGTCGGAAGCATTAAGGCGAGTTGAGAACAATCATCCACCGAAGGTGGACGGGAGTTCGCACTACCAATTGCGTCTGAGTTTAGACCTTGATGACTACCATCTCTGGCCGTCAACCCGGTCGGTCCATCCAAGTCAACTTCCTGTTCTAAGACAGAGTAAGTATTAAGACAAGGTATGGTACCTAGACCGGGCGGCGATCGAGAGGATGGGATCTCACCAATTGAATCACTGCACTCAAAAAGGCAGTCGCGCTTGCTACCCACAACAGTTGAACATACTGTTGGGTCGGTCAT